ATGGCAAAGAAAATTGTAGGTACCCCGGAAGCCTGGGAAGACGGTTCCCTCGGCCGGGAAGAGGAGTTCATTCGCGTTTCAAAAAACGTAGATGATGCTGCATTGAATGAAGCAGCCGGTCTGCAGCCGATTTCTATTCGACTGCAGAAGTCATTGATAGAAGACTTCAAGATGATCGCGGAGATCAACGGCATCGGTTATCAGCCTCTGATTCGCCAGGTGCTCAAGCGCTTTGCCGATTCAGAAAAGCGACGGATCTTGCGTGAGAAATCGTCGGATATGCGGTCCCTGGACGACGATGAGCACCATGATCCTGATAACGGCGAAGGCAAAAGGGCTTACGGTTAATTTTCCAAGCTTCGAAATAGATTGTGCTTTCGCGCCTTTGGGGTAACGCCAAGGGTGCTAAGCCGCATATGATTTAAATTAGATCTGTCCAAGATTCCGCTCAATTTCTCATTAGGTGCTTTATTGTTCTTTCCTCGGGCGGATTTAATTTAACCTCATCTTTTTCTTCTGGAACGCTTTCGCCATTAATAACAATGGAAGACAGACTCATTATTTTCTTCTTGCACTGCATATGTATCTCTGACCAGGCATCAGTGAAAATCCGTTCAATACTGAAATGAGAACTTCTTTCACACTGACTTTTGTATACTTCTTCTTGTGATTTCCAGAAAGCCGTTCCTTTGAGTGTTGATAGATATTCAGGTGTCCAATTTTCTCTTTTTGCTCGTCTTTTCCAATTATTCTCGACACAAATTTCTTTATATTCTGGATTCAGGAGTGCTTCCGAAAAAGCTACTTCCCATTTCTCAAAATCTGGCACTCTGCATTGAAGTTTTTCTCTGTTATTTATCAGCCCCTGTTCAAACTCAATTAATATTAGCTGATTTGCCTTTTTCTCTGCTGAGTTTTTACTTTGATCAATATTTTTCCGCAGTTCCTGTATTTTGTCCGGGATTATTTCAGTTGGGTTCGGAAACATTTCCTGCATAAGTTCAGCAATGTTCTCCGTGTTCTCGGATTTGAAAATTTCTAAATATTCATGAGATGAGGATATTGAGCGCCAAACTTCGATAGGCATGAATGCATCGCCTAGGATGAAAGACTTTTGTTTTTCATAAATTGATCGCTCAGCTGAAACTAGGCTTTCAATGCTTTCTTGAAGTTTTTCTTGAGAATTAATCAGGCGGTCTTCAAGTGCGCTTAGCCTTCTTTCTTTTTCGGTAAGCTCTGTTTTTGCGACAATGATATTTTCCTCAAGCTCTGCCTTTTTTTGAACTAATCCGGAATATTTTCGTTCGCTCTCTTCAAGATAGAATTTATAATCTCTAATATTATTTTCAAGTTCTTCTTTATCTAATTGAAGCTTCGCTATATCTTCAGCCAACTTTTCCTTCTGTATTATTGGCTTCACTGTAGTTTGGTATCCCCAGATTACCGCGATTAGCATCAAAACCTGTGATATGTTTGCCATAATTTGAGGGATTTTTGCCAGACTTTTTTTATCAGTTTTCTGGGTGCCCGATATACTAGCAGGTTTTTTGTTGGAGATTCTGTTTCTGAAGAACGGATGGTCATTTTTCATTCAGGCCATCCTGTATTTTTGTGTCTTTCCATTTCTCATGTTTTCTAATTATGAAAGAGCCTACTTCCTCCTTTCTGACAACTAGAGTTCCTTCTTTTTGGTAAGACCAAAAGAAAACAGAGTTTCCTGCCTCACCTAAAAAAGCAAGGTCTTTTGAATTTAATGTTGGTGCCTCAATTAAAGCTTCTTTGAATTCAATTTTATTTATTATTCTATACGATGTTGACTTTGCTAGTCCAAATGTCATTGTCGGGATTACAATGAGCACCAATAACCCCATCACTGGTATTTTTAAGTTGCGCAGAAGAAATTCTGTCCAACCAAGGTATGTCATGAATTTTAGGGCAGATAAGGACGCTACGATTGAATAGGAATTCCAGTGTCCCCCCATTTTAAGATAAAATTGATCAATAATTCCAAATGCCAGAAATCCTATTATTGCAATAGTAGTCTCGTGCCTTCTGAAAAAACCTTTCCGTTGTTCCGGGGCTGGGTTTGTGTTCTCCGTAGCAATTTCTTGGTATCTCGAAATAGCTAGTCCGATGAAAGCGAAAGTCATTAGTGATATTGGGAAAACCGATCGCGACAAAATATCGGAAACGGTCAAATATTCGAATATTGGCACTTCAAAGCTGTGCCAATAGCCGAGTAAGTAACTGCAAGACGTTATAAATGCGAATGCAGTTCCAATTGATATTGCTTGGGGTATATCAAAGTTATTTTTTGATAGCATTCATCCTCACTGATAATCTGCTTTACAAGTCTTTCCCAACCCAGACCACCTTTCCTATGACCTCTAAATTCTCGAGATCGGAGCTGGGAATTTCCTGGGGAGGATACTCTTTATTGTCACTCAGCAATTGCACTCCGTCATTCCAGAGTGTTTGGATTCGTTTTACCAGGAGGTGATCCCCGTTCCGAATCACATAGATGTGCCCGTCCCGCAATTGCTTTTCACTAGTATCTACCATCACAGTTTCATTGTCTGAAATCGTAGGCTCCATGGAATCACCCTTGGCAAACACTAACGCCAGGTCCTGTTCATGTAATCCGCGGAATCGAAGCCACTTTCGGCGAAAGGCCAATTCTCTGGTCGGGGCTTCGTCTCCCGCAATGGTCCCATGTCCGGCTGCAACCTGAACGTTGTAACCAGGTATCAGTGCAAACTCTTCATCTAAGCGCTTTAGCTTTTCCAAGTCTTGATGAAAGTTAGCCGAAGCAGCTTCGGGTCTTGAAGTGCCCCTTCCCGTAAGTATCCAGTTTGCGTCAAAACCCATTCCCACCAGCTTTAAAAGAACCTCTGCGTCAGGGACACGGTTACCGCGTTCGTAATGACCGAGGGAGTTTTTGTGAATGCCCAGCTCGTCGGCGAAAGCGCCCTGGCTCTTGCTCCCTCTGATCTCGGCCAGCCTTTCGCCTATGGCTGTGGCGGTAGCGTTTTGTGTGCTTTGTTGCATTTTGTGTTTCGCTTAGAACAAAAAAGAACACACTAAGGTATTGCAGTGACACCTTAAAGTGTTATATTTATATCAGAGACACACGAAAGTGTTCTTTTTCGGTGTCGTTTTGTGTGTAATTCAGTGTAGCAGAGTGCAAAACAGTGGACGAGCAAAAGCAAATCATTCTGATCGCAACCCCTGTCATGACCCAGGACCGCTATGCCCAGCTCACGGGCTTAACGGAAGGGCAGGTCAGGGGCCAGATCGAAAAAGGACATCTGCCTTCACTCAAGATCGGCCGGGTGCGCATGGTCAACATCGCCGCGCTCTCCCAGCAGGCCCTGGACCAGGAGGATTGGCAATGAATCGCTTGAACCGGGTTGGACGAAAAGCGCAGACCATCATCCGTGTGGCTAACGAGAAGGGCCGCACCCTTTCCTGCACCTTCTACTTCTTTAACGGCTCTGAGTTTGTAGCGTCCTCTGACCGCCTGGGCCCCGCCCGAATGGTGAGGCCTGGAACTGTGGCTGTCAGCAAGTCAGGCCGTCAGTGGTTGGCGGTTGGTGGTGATCACACCAACGGTGCTGCCGGTTGGCGTTTCGTCTCTTCCCAGGTCGATCAGCCCCCGGTTGGTGGTGACGTCGTCCGGTTCATCGACAACCCCAGGGCCCTGAAGATCCGCGCCAACCTCGATGCCTACCTGAACTACTACCAGAGCGTGAAAGGCGTTCTTCCTCGCTCTGTCGTCCTGCGTCGCGAACAACTGAAAGCCTGCGGGGCATCGCCAGGGCAGTTCTATAAAGGTGTCTGCCTGGAGGCCTACGCATGAGATTCCACCGCCACGACGCAGCCAAGGCCATCAACGCGGCCAGTTTTGCCTTCCAGGGCCCTCGTCCGTCCTCTGCGCTCACTGCCCAGGCCCTGGAAGGCCTTTTTGACAATCTCCTGCACCAGTTAAGCCACCTGCAGGAAGTGCGCACCGACTACCCGTGCGACTACATGGCCCGCTGCAAAGCCGGCTTCACCGACGCCCTGATCCACGAACTGGAAGCCAGCGGCCATCACAGCCCGGCCTTTGACCGCCTTATCCAACTGCGGGACGCCTGGGACTGCGGCCACCTGGATCTTCCCAACGTCACGGAGACGCAACCATGACCCACATCCCACCGAGAAAAGACCAGGTGGAAGACAAAGAGCGCCGTTTCTACGTCTGCGCCCCATCCTCCATCTACCTCCAGCTGCAACAGGAAGCCATCCAACGCGGAACAGACCTCTGGACCCTCGGAGGTTCCGTCCTGACCGCATGGCTGGAGGCTGGCTGCCCGACCTTTGGCACTCAGGACCAACCCCCTGAAAAGCCTTCGAGTCCGCCCCCGTCATCGTCACCACTCGCGCACGAAAAGGGGGCCGGACAGTGACCGTTACAAGGCTGGCGCGCAGCGCCAGGGCCGCAGGCCCCCTGGCCTTGTGGCGGGCTCTGGCTGGTCCACAGTGCGCATCCGGAGTGGTGAGGATGTCGGGGGAGGACGCCCGCCCCTTGATTCCGAACCATGAGCACAGGAGGCAAGCGGAGCGCGGCAGGCGACAGGGATCGTTACCCGTAAGGGTGGTCACCTTAGTGACCAGGAGCAACGCGAGTAGAGCCCGCCCCGAAGGGGTCGCAAACCAGATTCAACACCCTTCCTGATTTCCCACCTGGAAACGGAAGGTCAACAGCAACCCAAGCAACAGCAACACCCGAAACCAAAACCAGAGGACACAAGCAATGGAAAACTACCTGAACCTCATGATCATCGGCGCCACCCGCTACGACATCGACGGCAACCGGGGCGGTTCCCTGTGGGCCTACTCCCCAGCTGAAGCAGACGACGATAACCGCGTTGGCAACGAAGTCATGAAAATCGCCTGCGACTGGAAGCACATCGACCAGCTGCGCAACCACGCCGGCAACCTGCCAAGCATGTTCACGGTGAAGGCCCAGATGAAAGCCGGGCAGGGCGGCAAGATCACCTTCAAGGCCCTGGAGCTCAAGCCCCAGGAACCGATCAAGAAAACCGCCTAACCAGGACACGCAAGGCTGCCGGAACAGGAGATCACCAACATGGTTAAACGAGTCATCAGCACCGAACTGGGCACAGAACGCCGCTGCACCAAGTGCAACGAGTACTGGCCCGAAGACTCCGAATTCTTCTACACCAGTGGAGGCAGGATCCAGCAGCCCTGCAAAGCCTGTTACTGCGAGCTGCCTTCCAGGAAAGCCCGGAAGGCCAACCAGGTGAAAGTGCAACGGATCAAAGTTCCGCTGCACCTTCCCGCAAATATCAGCCTGAGAGCAAATGCATGACTCAGGCGCTCACAGAGGGAGAAAACCAGTGAGCAAAGCAATCCTGTGTGACGGCGACTGGACACTCACAGCTACTGGCTGGGACTGCACCGGCGCCATCACCCAGGTGGTGTACACGGCCCCCGTCGAGTACACCGCGGCAATGATCACCGAAGCCATCTTCCAGGGCTTCACCGTGACCTTGCCACTCATGGCGGTCGCATGGGGCGGCCGTCAACTTCTGAAAATGTTGAGGTAAAGCCATGAAAAAGCAACTGATCGCGCTTTGCGCATTCGCGTTCACCATCGTCGGTGGTCCCGCCGCTGCCGCTGATTGGTCCACCGTCACCGGCGGCCTCGATTTCTCCGGTGAAATCACCGGCGTCATCGCGGTAGTGGGCGTCCTGGCCGGCTTCTACGTCGTCCGTAAGGGTGCCCGTCTCCTGCTGAGCATGATCAAGTAGGAGGTTAACCCATGGCAGAGCTCTGGGATTGGACATTCTTCATGATGGGGGTCGCGCTGTGCGTCTACTTGTTCAAGGATGTCTGATCCTGGGGCTCTGCCTCCTTTCATCATTTACCCAAGCCGGCTTTCCCCCGCTTCCCGACGGCGCCTCCGTCTACTGGACCAAAACGGCCAGCAAAAACTTCTACGAAGACAATGGGCCGGGTGACTCGCCGTCCACAACCATGTATCCCCAGGCAGAAGAAAAACTGCCAGCCTGCCAGGCGGCCAATCCGGGTCTTCAGTGCCTGATTCAGACCTTTGATGACCAGCCCGAATTTATGTATGACAGCGGATTCGCGGGCGATCTGTACAAATGGCGCGGTGGTGTTCGCGTCATCGCCTCCCCGACAGAATGCGCTGCGCTTACCCACGAACCGGACCCCATCACCGGCAACGTCGGCGCCACCAATGAAGACGACTGCTCCTGCGCCGATGGCTGGGTCTCCAGTGGACAAGACCCTGGCGTTGCCCCCTTCGACTGTGTCATTCCCGACCAGCAGCCCGAAGAATGCTACGAAAACGGCCAGATCTACGACGCCGAAAACGGCTACTGCGTCCTGGACTGCCCCAATGGACAACTCAACGGTGTCTGCCTCCAGGACACCGGCGACAACGCCGACGACTGCAACGCCGATTCCCCCGACTACAAGGGCTACATCGGCAACGGCTCCACCAAGACCAACCTCTGCACCTCCAACATGGAATGCGAGGGTGGCGCTTTTGGTGTGGTCAACGGTACCCCGGCCTGCATTCCGGATGAATACGGCCCGCCCACCTGCGAAATTGAATCCGTCCTGGTCCTGGACGAATACGGCTACGTCTGTGGCAACCCCCAGGACGCCCCCGAACCGGGCCAGGAACCGGATGAATGGTGGAAGGACGAAGAACCCAACACCGACACCGACGGTGATGGCGAACCCGACGAGTACCAGCGGGAAAACGACCCCACCAGCGTCGACAAAGGCCTGGGCAAAATCGCCGACGGCCTCGGTGACACCAACAACAAAATCGACGGCACCAACCAGCGCCTGGATAAAGTGGGCAAGGGCATCGATGCCGTGAACAAGAACCTCAACGAAGGTCTGGGCACCGCCAACCAGACCCTCAACAACATTAATGAAAAGCTCGATGGTCCGGACAACGGTTACAGCACTGACGGCCTCGGGGATGCACCCACCTTCCAGGAAAGCACCGAACGCCTGCGAACCAGCATCGCCACCAATCCGACCATCCAGGCCGTGACTACCATCCCGACCATCGCCAGCAACAACACCTGTCCGGTGTGGACCATCCCGTCGACCGACTACTGGTCCGCCATGACCATCGACAGTCACTGCCAGATACTCAACGACCATCGCGGCCTGCTGTCCATGCTGTTTATCGCCGTCTGGACCATCGCCGCCGTCTTCGTCTTCCTGAGGGCCTAAGCATGATCCAGAAGTTAATAGACGCACTCATCGACATCGTTCTCTGGGTACCGCGCCAGCTGTTCGGCCTCCTGGTCGATGCGGTCGAACTCATGCTCACCTGGATACCCGAAATCGAGATCGCCGACCTGCAAACGATCTTCAACGGCCTGGGCGGCCAGCTGCTGTACTTCCTCACCGTCTTCGAATTCGATTACGGCATGACAGCCATGATGACCGCCCTGATCGCCCGCTTCATCCTCCGAAGAATCCCGTTCATCGGATAAGCAACAAACGAGGAACCTATGTCCATCGTCGGTTACTCAGGCTTGCCAGGATCGGGGAAGAGTTACGGCGTCGTCGAAAACGTCGTCATTCCCGCCCTGGAAGCCGGCAGACACATCATCACCAACATCCCGCTAAAACTGGGTCGTCTCTCTGACGACTACCCCCAGGGCAAAGTCACCATCTTCGATAACCGGGAGGCCGAAGACGACCCCACCTTTTTTGACCTGGAGCGCCACCCGGCCGGCGTCATTTGGATCATCGACGAAGCCTGGCGATTCTGGAAAAGCGGCATGAAGGCCACCAACATCCCGCAATGCCAAAAGGAATTTTTCACCGAACACCGGCACAACGTAGGGCCGGATGGTAGAACCAACGAAATCGTCCTGGTTACCCAGGATCTCGCCCAGCTCTGTGCGTTCGTAAGAGGACTGGTCGAAGAAACCTATCGAGCGGTCAAACTCACCGCCATCGGCCAGAAGAACAAATACCGGGTCGATGTCTTCATGGGCGCCGCTACCGGCCAGAAACCAGGCAAACCGATGCGCCAGCTCTACGGCAGCTACAAGCCCGAGATCTATCAGTACTACAAGAGCCACACCCGCAACAAAACCGACTTTGCCGCCGGCATGGAAGAGAAAGCCGACGACCGCGCCAACGTCCTCAAGCATCCCCTGATCAAGTTCGGCATCCCGGTAGCCATCGCCATCATGGTCTTCGGTGTCTACCAGGTCATTGCCTACTTCAGCCCGGAAGAACACACAGACAGCCCGACACCCACAACCGAACAATCAACACCAGGCACAAACCAGCAACCCGTCACCGCCACCCAAAGCGCCAGAACCGCAAGAGAAACCAAAGCGGTGAAAGCCAGCCTGGAGGGCAGGGCACCACACCAGGTGAAGCACGAAATCGAACCCGGCTGGCTGCCGCTCTCCAACCGTTGGCGCATCGTCGGAGAAGTGAACGGGGTCTACTGGATCTGGGGCGAAACCGGTACCCGAAAGATCCATTCCAGGAACTGCGCAAAGTTCCTCAAGACCGGGGAACCGTTCTGCGTCATCCAGGGCAAGCTCGTCACCTACTACAGCTATCGGGAGCCGGAGAGGACAGAAGAGGACAAACAGTCCCGGTCTTCATACCTGCAAACAGCACTTCCCGAGAAGGAAGGCGACGGCGCGTG